TCAAATCATTCCCTTATGGGCGTTGTTTTCGCCATTTGCAAAAAAAAGTGTTTAAATATGCTATTTTTATTATAGCATCGTTAAATTTGGTTGTAAATAGAAGTTTTTAGGTGATTTGTGAAATGAAAATAATCAAAAATATACTAATTATAATAGGAGCTGTGCTTTTGCTTAATTACATTGTTTATTTACCAATGTGCGTAGACGATTATATCCGCGAAGAGTCAGAAGTGTATTCTGTCCAAAATGCGTACAGATCTTCTACCCTACATAAGAATAGCGCCCATGAAATAAAGCAGAGCATGCCGCCGTTTTTATTCGCCCTGCCACTAAACAGAAAAGACTATATCTTTGATGTTACGAATAATTTCTATGCAATCATAAACATATCGGTGTATATCTGGCAGTTTCCAAGGGCAAACATTAGTGGTATAATAGTAAAAACGAACTAATGTTCGGTTCTATTTCCCACAAAACGCACATATACTGTAATGTAGGTGGTAATTGCAATAGGGAGGGTTGCTTATGGATTATAAGAAAGAGATTATTGAGATGATAGAAAAAGCAGACCATGACCAATTATATACAATATTTAGATTTATAATATCATTTCTAGGACTGAAATAAAGAAAAGGGGCAGGAGTTACATCCTGTCCCTATCTTTTTACTCCTCTTTCTTGTCCGCTAAAGCGTTCGCAAGTTTCTGAAGTGTTTCCCATTCTGATTCATTTAGATTAGCAAGTATTTCTACTAATCGTATCTTGAAGCTATCTGCTTCTCCATTCAGAACTGAACCAACGAAATCCGCAATCTCGGATTTTCTCTTATTCTGGATGAACATATCACCTGTTCCCTTAGTCAGCCATTCGTAGTTGACTTTGAATTCCCTACAGATATCCTTGACAGTTCGATCTGATGGAACTCTTTCTCCTTTTTCTATCATCCAAACATAGTTCTTAGATACCCCGATTTTCTCGGCGAACTCATCCTGAGTCATCTTCGCAGTTTTTCTTATTTGTTGAATCCTGGTATTCACTCTTTTCACCTCCTATTCTTAACTGCAAGTATATAGTAGCACAAAAATCTAACTCTGTCAAATTTTTTGTGAGATTTACGCTTGACAAATCTATCTGAGTGAGGTATTATAATAACACAAGGTAACACAAAGCCTTGAGCGTTTACCACAATCTGATAGAAACAAGGCTTCTATTAAATAAAAAGAAACTGCTAGGGGTCTCGTCCCTAACAGCTCTTTACCAAATTTGTTTACCCTATGTACTTTGCAGGCTGACGCCGCATCTGACGAGACCAAATGCTTCTTGAAGCACCTTGTCACTTTCGCAGTCTTGGTTCTGCAACATGCCTAATCGCTGACAAAACAATCAGAGCCGTCTTTGACCTGTTTTGACTGTCGAGGTATCAGTACGGACGGATTAAGAGCAAAGGGAACAGGCAAATTCAAAAGTTGGGTCATGATAACCACTCCTTTCCTTTGCCAATAGGCATTAACTAGGATAACACAAATAAGTGGTAAACGCAACTAAAAATAAGTAGGAGGTGATTCTTTGGAACGTCTTTACACCTGTGAAGAAATCGCTCGGAGATATAGTGTAAAAGTTCCTACCGTGTGGAGATGGATACGGAATAAACAACTTTCGGCAATCAATCTGAACGGCTCTGGTTACAGAGTGTCAGAAAGTGACTTAGTTGCTTTTGAAGAATCAAAACGTGTAAGAAAGGAGTGAATATATTGTCTGAGAAAGAAAAGAAGATTCTCGAATCAATAGCCAAGGCAGTTCCCAATATGTCAGAGTTTGACAAGGGATATTTTCTTGGGGTTGGAGAAACAATCGCAAAATACAAGAATCCTGATAAAACAGATAGGTTTCTTGAGTCGAAGATTCCAGAACGGAAGGAGCGAAAAATATGAAACGCCATCCAATTATGGAATATGTGATTCCAGCAATTGTAGCAAGTGCGGCAACAGTTTTAATCCGTTTAGTGCTGGGGTGGTAAGAATCGAGGAGGTGAAAACAAATGTTCCACAGAACACCGTCAAAATATGACAACATGACAAAATGGGAAATTCTGGATTCCATAAACAGTGACCCTCATTATTCACATGGGAAAATGGCTAGACAAGCACACAGAGCGTTGCGCAAGTATGGTGACGGATTACCAATCATTTACAGATATCCGAATTTCCCCTATTTGTTATCTGCATTTGCTGGAGGATTCTCAGCTGTGACCGTATTCATTTTGTTTTTGTCAATGTAAACATTGATTACCTGTCCAGATTTGTACAGTGCAAATAAGCTGATTACGATGGCAACAATGGACAGGACAACAGGGATATACCACCGTCTGCGGTCTCTTACATAAGAATCATAAAAAGCTTTTCCGGCTGACTGAATACAGACAATGGTTGGTGTGATTCTTGAATCGGTATCTTCTTTACTGTATTTAATGAATCCGCGTTTCCCAAGATATTCTATTTCTCCTTTTTCTGAATTGGAAAAATCAGACAACGGTATATCAGTTTTATAAAGACGTTTTAACAATTTGATTTGTGAACCAGAAATTTCCATAACATCTCTCCTTTCACAGGAGAGTATATCACAAAATTCAAAAGACGAAACAAAGAAACTGTGCATTCACAGTAATTAAAGAGGAGGAAGAAAATGAAGAAATTTGAATTAACATCAGAAACCAAAATTAACATTTTCGGAAAGAAACTTTTCCGAATCAAAGCACTCATTTCATTTGCGGATGTAGAAGCCGGAGAAACTGGCGGATGGGTAGAAAAAGAAGGAAATGTAAACCAGTCCGACAATGCATGGGTGTACGGCAATGCAGAGGTGTCCGGCAATGCAAAGGTGTACGGCAATGCAAAGGTGTACGGCAATGCAAAGGTGTCCGTCAATGCAAAGGTGTCCGGCAATGCAAAGGTGTCCGGCAATGCAAAGGTGTCCGGCAATGCATGGGTGTCCGACAATGCAAAGGTGTACGGCAATGCAAAGGTGTCCGGCAATGCAGAGGTGTCCGGCGATGCATGGGTGTCCGACAATGCAAAGGTGTACGGCAATGCAGAGGTGTACGGCAATGCAGAGGTGTACGGCGATGCATGGGTGTACGGCAATGCAAAGGTGTACGGCAATGCAGAGGTGTCCGGCGATGCAGAGGTGTCCGGCAATGCAGATTACACAACTATTCATGGATTTGGTACTCAATTCCGTACCACTACGTTTTTTAGATGCAAAGATAAAAAGGTCAGAGTTGCATGCGGATGCTTCTTTGGGACTATTCCGGAATTCCGTGAACAGGTTAAAAATACCAGAAAAGGGAAAATTGCAGAAGAATATCTAATGATTGCTGACCTTATGGAAAAACATTTTGAAAAATAAAGTGCTCCGAAGGAGAGCTGAAACCTCTCGCCTCGGAGCTGTAAACCACTAACCACACTAGCGGATTACAGGATAATCATATCATTTCTTCCTGTATTTCGCAAGAGAACAGGAGAATTTTTTATGAAGAAAACCGAGGATAAAAAAGTGACAAATTTTGAAGAGTTCGATACTTTCTATGCAGTTGAGGTTGTAAGAGAGGCAAAAAAGCAGACTCACAAATGGTTCTGCGCATGGATTGTAACCATGATTGCATTAATTTTTTCAAACGCTGCATGGATGTTTATCAAGTAAGAAAGGAGGAAAGACTGTGGCAATCAGATATACCACAGAGCAAAAGAAATACATCCTTTTGAAAGGCAATATTGCAAAAAGGATGGAGGCCGAGCGAGTAAGTGATGCACAGATGGCAGCAATTACCGGAATGGCAGAAAACACTTTCCGTAAAAAGCGAAATAAGCCGGAAACATTCACGTATCCGGAACTGCGGCATATTTTTATTCGATTGAACTTTCCTAACGAGGAAATCTTGGAGGCTTTGACATGAAAGATTGGATAGACTCCATTCTGATTGGAGGGATAGCAACGTATCTTCCGTTCTGGACCTGGGACAACAGCCGTGACCAGATCATGGGAGCGTTGGGACTGATCGGAGCTGTGTACATAGCAAGGACGTGGAAAGAATGGACATGCTAGACATGCCAACTAAAAAAGGATCCTCAGAGCTGCAACTCAAATAAGGATCCAAGACAATATATTTCTTCTCCATTGTAGAAGGAAAGAAACCAAAAGTCAATACAAGGAGGAAATTATGAACGAAGAGAAAATCAGAGAAATATTTGATTTGTGTCTGAGAGTTTCAAGTGAAACAACGGCGCATGTGAATTTTGACTATACGGCGTATAACGACATATCCAGAGTTTATATTTATGTATTTAATGATGCAGGGGAGATCGTAAAACATTTTTCATTGTGCCTGTTTTGCGACTTTGAGTCCGAATCTCAGAATTACGAAAAAGCAAAGAAATGTCTTCTGGAACTGCTTATCAATGGGAGGTGTCCGTTATGAATCTCACTGGCAACGGAGATATAAAGGATGAATACCTGGAAATCATTACGCATAGACATTCCGGGCCAATAAAAAGACAAGCAAGCAATATAGATTAGTAGAAAGAGAGGAAAATAAGAATGAATCTGTACGAAATCAAAAATGAAATCCTTAATTGCGTAGATATGGAAACAGGGGAAATCGTAGACATTAAAAAGCTTGAATCTCTACAGATGGAAAGAGATCAGAAAATTGAGAACATTGGTTGCTGGATCAAGAATCTTTTGTCAGATGCAGAAGCACTGAAATCTGAAAAAGAAAATCTTGCCAAGAGGCAGAAAGTCGCAGAAAGCAAAGCGACATCACTGAAAGAGTATCTTCCCCGATATCTGGATGGCGAAAAGTTTAAGTCTGCAAGAGTAGCAATTTCTTTTAGAAGTGGTAGCTCCGTGGATATTGCGGAAGGTGCAGCTGTCCCAGAAGAATATCTTAAGTATTCAGAGCCTAAACCGGACAAGGTCGGACTGAAGGCGGCACTGAAAGCCGGAGAAAAATTTCCGGGAATCACCCTGATAACTTCGCAGAATATCCAGATCAAGTAGGAGAGGCTTATGGAAAATCTTGAGTTATATAACAAGGTTCGGGAAGTTCCTAAAGATGCCCAAAGAGCTATTACGGCAGGACGACTGAAAGGTTTTACAGACATTAACCCGATGTGGCGCGTCAAGTGTTTGACGGAGCAGTTCGGTCCCTGCGGCCTTGGCTGGTATTACAAAACGGTTGAGAAATGGATGGATACTGTTGGTGATGAGATATGTGTTTTCGTGGCAATTGAACTGTACGTCAAATACAAGGATGAATGGTCACAAGCAATTCCCGGAACCGGCGGCAGTAAGTTGGCTACAAAAGAACGGAACGGAGTCTATGTATCTGATGAGTGTTACAAAATGGCAACCACGGATGCATTGTCAGTGGCATGCAAGAATCTTGGCATTGGGGCAAATGTCTACTGGAAAGAAAGCCATACCAAGTACGACCAGACAGACGACAGTTCTTCCGAAATGTCAAGTACTGATATATCTGGACTCAGATCATACTTGAACAAGAACGGTCTGAATGAAAAGAAGATTCTTGAAGCATATAAGCTGACATCTATTAGCCAGTTGACTATTGGAAATATCAAAGCGATAACAGATCCTAAAAATTTGAATTACTTCAAGCAAAATTGCGGTGCGTAAATGGAATTTACAGGAAAAATCAAATCACTGGGGAAAGATCTCGCGACCGGAAAGTGGAACTTACAGGTGGAACTGAATGAAAACGCTCAGGAAGTAATGGGACTCATCAAGCATGAAAAACTGGATATACGTCTTAAGCAGCACAGGGATAAGCGTTCCTTAGATGCGAATGCGTATTACTGGGTATTGCTTACCAAAATTGCTAAAGTTCATGGCTGGACGAATAACGAGGCTCACAACTATATGCTGCGTCGTTATGGTCAGATAGAACGTGTGGACGGAAATCTGGTTGCGGTTTATCTTCCTGATACAGAAGAAACGGAAAGGGATGTTTTGGACAAGGTGGAATATCATCTTAAGCCGCTTCCAAAGACAGTGGTCACAAAGCATGGGGGAATCAAAAGAGTGTATGTTCTTCTTAGAGGATCCAGTACATATGACACAGAGGAGATGGCGCGATTGATCAGCGGATTAATTCAAGACTGCAAGGATTCTGGAATACCAGGCGGCGAGATTATGACGCCATTTGAGAAACGAAAGCTTTTTGAGCAGTATGGGATAGGTGATGTAAATGAACAAAAGAACAAAAGCGTTACAGTTTGATGTAAAAACGCGCAAAAGAATTCTCGATAGAGATCACGGCTGCATATTTTGCCAGATTGGTTTTTATATGCATTCTTCATCCGATTTCCAATATAAGCAGCTTGATATTATGCATATTGTCAACCGATCACAGGGTGGACTTGGAATCGAACAGAATGGAGTTACCGGATGTAGATACCACCATCAGCTTCTAGATAATGGAGCAAAAGGTTTACGGCCAGATATGCTGGCATATATCGAAAAATACATGAGCCGAATGCATCCCGGATGGGATCCTAAAGAACTCGTGTATAAGAAATACGGGTGCAACTAAAATCCTATAGATATATCACATGATCATCTCCCAGGGTGTGACCTGTATAGCTCCCTGGGAGGGAAAGGAGAAATATGAACAGCAGAAACAAAGGTGCTGACGGTGAAAGAGAAGTAGCCGGTATCCTTCGTGGATATGGGTACAAGGCAAGGAGAGGTCAACAGTATAGCGGAGCTAATGGCGATGCAGATGTGGTCGGTCTTCCTGGTATACATATAGAGGTAAAGAGAAGGGAAAAGCAGAATATATACGATGCTATAGATCAGGCAAAAAGAGACAGAAAATCGGATGAACTTCCAGCAGTATTTCATCGGAAGAATCATTGTGAGTGGCTTGTTACGATGCCATTGGAGGACTGGATAAAGATATACAGGGAATGGGAGGCTGGTTATGGATTATGTAAAGATCAGCAGGAAAATCCTTGAGTGGGAATGGTATACAGATGCAAATACCAAGGTGCTGTTCCTGCACATCCTGTTAAAAGCAAACTGGAAAGACGGAAGGTTTCAGGGAATAGAAGTACCAAGAGGATCATTTGTGACTTCTTTGCAGAATCTAGCAGCAGAAACAGGGCTTACAGTAAGGAATGTAAGAACGGCACTAAAACATCTGGAAAATACCGGAGAAGTGACAAGCAACCGACACGTTAAATTCAGCGTAATTACGGTAAAAAACTACGACAGGTATCAGTCATGCGACACACAAGTGACAGTCAATCGACAAGCAAGTGACAGTCAAGTGACAACAATAGAAGAAGGGAAGAAGGAAAGAAAGGAAGAATATAATAAATCTCCTAAAGGAGATTATGAGAGTGGAACTCCTGAAAACAGCATCTATGCCACGATTCGTGAATTGTACAATTCCGTTTGTGGGTCGTATCCCCGCCTGGTAAAGATGTCTGAGGCAAGGAAGAAGGCTATAAATGCCAGAATGAAGACAGGTTACACTCTTGATGACTTCCAGACTTTGTTTGAAAAGGCAGAGGCTTCCGATTTCCTGAAGGGAAAAAATAAACGCAACTGGTCAGCAACATTTGACTGGTTGGTCAGTGATTCCAACATGGCAAAGGTCCTTGACGGAAACTATGATGCGAGAAAAGAGGCGATAAAAGATGAACCAGAACCAACTAACTCAGTCAGATTATGGTGAGTGTCCTGTGTGCCATGGGACTGGATGGGAGACATATTATGCCACGGTCTATGATTACGGACTTCCAGAAGAAATTCAATATGCTCGCAGATGTCCAAAGTGCAAAGGTGGTTATAGAGCACAGGACCTTACCGGAGTACCAAAAGAGTACCATGAGGCAGATCTTGGCAAGTTCGATTTTGATATTTACCAGAGAGACATGAGCAAACTGAGAGACTTGTGCACCACCTTTCTGAACCATTTCCAGAAGTGGGAAATGGCAGGAAAGGGACTGTATCTGTGGAGTAAGACACCGGGAAGTGGAAAAACCTTCTTGGCGTGTTGCCTGGCGAAATCGGTGATGATGAAATACGATCTGCAAATGCGTTTCGTGACTGCACCTGACTACATAAGTGCCGTTGGTGACAGCTACAAGCGCGATCGCGGAGAAGAGGATCTCAGTCAGGTATACCGGGATTGCAAACTTCTTGTTCTGGATGATATCGGCGCACAGGCAGACAAGGAGTGGCAACGGCAGGAAATGTTCCGTCTGATCAACAAGCGTATGGAGGACGGAAACATTACAATCTACACTTCCAACATGAGCACCGATAATCTGAATGTGGACACCAGAACCAGAGACCGGATCATTAAGACCTGTGTAGAGTTGCAAATGCCAGAGGAAGGTATTCGAAAGAAAAATGCAGCAGGAGAACAGAGGCAGTTCCTTGCGAGCGTAATGGGATAGAGGAGAAAAGAATGTCGTATAAGCACAGCAATGGAAAGGCAAAGATGTGCTGAGGAGAAGCATATCAACGAAGTGAATTGAAATGTAAAGGCACGGCCTTGCGAGGAAATGCAGAGGAGTTGCTACGAAAGGTGTTGAAACGATATGCATAGCTGTGGCAGCACAAGGAAACGAAAAGCTGGGCAGAGGCGCTGAACGGAAAAGCTACGGCGTAGAAATGTAATGATTAGATAAGAATAGCTACGAAATGGCGGGGAACAGCAGCGATGTGCTACGGAATGAGAAGTTAAGGGACCGCAGAGGAACGGCGGCGATGCGCTGGGCAGGGAATAACCGTGGTGGAATGAGCTAAGGCAGAGAGCAGCACGGCAATGTAAGAAAACTATAAAAATTACAAGGAGAATAGCAGAATGAAAAAATTAAAAGTAAGATTGACATTTTTGGAAGAAATTTTAGGAACAGCAAGTGCAGACCCGGAAATCCACGAAACATTTATTGCTTCGAATGCACCAGACGCACCAACAAGAAAAGAAGAGATTGAAGCAATCGGAATTGAAGAAGTGATTGAGAAATCCATGACCATATTCCCGAGAGATAACGGTGTACCGATTTACTGGGATTACCAGATTAAGGGATTTTTCAAAGATGCTTGTGGAATGATGAGAAAGGTAACTGGTTCAAAATCTTCAAAAATTAAGGCTTACAAAAAAAGAAATTGACGGTCTAATTTTCGTTGAAGAACGCAAAATTCCAATTCATTTTGAAGGTGAAACAGGAACTTGCCAGAGGCCACTGAGAGGACAAACACCGCAGGGTGAAAGAATTGCACTGGCAAATAGTGAGACAATACCTGCCGGAAGTTGGATTGAGTTCACAATCAAGTGCTTATGCGATAGCCATGAAGCAGCAGTCAGAGAATGGCTTGATTATGGAGAACTGAGAGGCATCGGGCAGTGGCGTAATTCAGGTAAGGGCCGCTTCAAATGGGAAGAAATATAAAAGCATGACAGGAGTGATAGAAATGCCATATAACACAGCAAGAAAGTACTATGAGGGTATCCAGACAAGGAAAGACATATATCTGTACATCATAAGATGCTTGAAAGAACATGATTATCCGCCAAGTATTCCAGAAATCGCAGCAGGGCTGAGTATATCTAGCCATACCGTACAGAACCATTTCGGTGAATTGCTGGAAAGTGGCTTACTTGCGACAGACAACCCCGGCACGCCACGAGCGTACCGAGTGACAGGATACAAGTTCAGAAAGGTGAAGGAAAAATGAGTAGCAAGTTAAAAGTCAAGAAAAAGACCAGATTTTCTGTTCAGACTTCTAATCAGGCGGCTTATGCGTTTGGACGGGCTATGCAGAACTGTTATAGACAGATAAAAGACGTAGAGCAGCAAGCCTACGAGGATGGATTCACTGTTGGTGAAGATTGGAGCAACACGATCAACACTGTCACAACTATGATGGCTCTGAGACGTTTATATGGCTTTTCCACGAAGCGATTGCTTGATGTGGTAAGAACTGCCAATGGGTATGTTGAAATGGCAAACAGGGGCGAAATGAGCGTTCTGAGCATGATACAGGACATTGAAGAGAACACAGATGTAAGATTTGACGAGATAAATAAGAATCTGGTTAAGAAGATGGGAGTTTAAAACCATGTGCCAATTGCACAATAGCGTGTCAGTTGCTTACGTGAAGAAAGGAGAATGAGAATGAAGCAGAAAACACCGGAACAGGAATTAGAGCTGTTAAGAGAAAATCTATTACATGAGCGTGTTATCTGGGAGCGCATCAACGAAAAATGGCTGTAATGATCCATTTTGGGCGGATGGCTGCAATATGAATCTAACCAGAAATCATATTCTTTCATACAGAAATGAGATTGCAAATTGTTGTGAGGAACATAATCTTCCACTTCCCGAAGAATATTTTCTAAAAGTACCGCCAGAAGTTGACGATGATTATATGGCAAGCTTTAACCAGAAAGCCAGTGTGAATAGATTGAAACAGCAGGGTAATATATTGAGCCGGAAGAAAAAGAAGTTTATTGATGATGGACAGATGGAGTTTTGTTGATTAACCATGTAGTTGCTTACATGGGGAAAGTGAGAATAAAAAATGAAATTCAAAAGTAACGCAAACTATAACGAAGAACCTAAAACTGGAAGTATTTTCGCCTTAAACTACAATTCTTTAAAAATCGTTATTCACAAATACGTTGGCTGTGGAGATACGCTGTTTCTCAATTGTAGTACATTGGGTATTTACAACTACGATCTCAGAACAGAGGATTTTAAGGAAGCTGTCAGTAAAACAAAAGAAATTATCATGCGTGAAGTTAATAAAATCAGAGAGGATTCATACAGATTTTACAGTGATAATAATATTGAGATTGTCAGATATTAGGAGGACGCAAAATGTTAATCAGAAGTCAGAATAAGATGTCTCTGGTAAAGTTTAAGAATATTGTTATAAACATCAATAATATCAGCGGCAAAGAAATCATTTGCTGGAGCCAGATGAATCCGGGAGAAGATGAGTATATTTCATTGGGTCATTATTCCACCAAAGCAAAAGCCATGAAAGTACTGGATATGATTCAGGAAGCATATTGTAAATTTATGTCGGTAAAAAACGATGATGCTTGGAGCGGGAAAGAATCCGTGTTTTATATGCCAGAGGATAGTGAGGTGGAAATATGAAAAGATCTGAAACAACAAAATTTCTTAGCAGATTGTTGGAAAAAAGCCGTTTTTCTGGTCCAGGTAAATACTGGGCTAGAGAAGTAAGCCTTGATTATGGCTACGCAGCAGGAAAGGCAAGAAGAGTAGATTACATGCAATTTATTCCGGAAAATCAGTGCTCTATCTCAGCAATCGAAAAAGGAATATTTGCATGCTATGAAATCAAAAGTTGCAAAGAGGATATTTACAGCGGAAATGGATTAAATTTTATTGGCGAAAAAAACTACCTTGTGACAACAATGGAGTGCTACAAAGAGATTTTACCTGATTTAAAAAATGGAAAATTTGCCCAACATATACGTGAGAATTTTCCGGAATGTTACGCGGAAATAGGTAACATGGGAGTAATGGTTGCAGTTCCGTATCAGAGAGATGTTGCAGAAGAATTTGAAAGCCCAACACCACTAGGTGAAGATGTGGAGAAATGGAGATTATCAGTTATTTTGAAGTGTGGACACAATGGTTCAAGAAAAAGATCCATGACAGAACTGTTGTTTTGCATGGTAAGAAGCGGGCATTGAGAAAGGATGGAATAATATGATACATATCAAAGAAAGATTAAAGCAGTACGCGGATAAATATTCGGACTGCTACAAATACGCTGGGGTGTATGTCAAAGTTATTCAAGATATGATTGAGCAGCTTCTGGCTGATCTGGAGCAGGATGAGAAAGAAAATGGTTGGATTCCGGTCAGTGAGAGATTGCCAGAAACAGATGATTATATTCTTCTCTCTTTTGCGAATTACTCAATCCCAATAATCGGAAGATGTGAAAGAGATAAAGATGGCAACGGCATTTTTTACGCCGGTGACGATTTAATATCTTGTTTAGGTAATGATTTATATGTCAACGCCTGGATGGAATTGCCGGAGCGCTATAGGGAGGACGAATCATGATTACATTCTTATTAGGATTCACCCTTGGAATCATAGTCGGAGTGGCCGGTCTTGCATGTGCAGCGATCATGTACGATAAGCACCACCCAGACGATTAGAAAGGAGAACGGTATGCTGACAAGGAACAAAAAGCTGAAAGACTACGGTATTCCGGCAGATGACATTGAAAAACTGAATACGATGCTGAAAGACTTCCCGGCAGAGTACGGATACCTGCTTTCTGGTGCTGCCTTGTCAGCTTGCCCGAAAAACACGGTGATAGCGGATATGGTTATTGAGAATATCTTACACCGGAAAAGTTACAGAAAAATCAGCAGAGAAAGATATATCCCGATGAATCCAAAAGACTTCTACGGATACAGACGCAAGACCGTCGCTGTACTGTATGAGAGGATGCGGTTGTTGGGAGTATGGGAGGAAAAATAAATGAAAGAATATAAATGTCCAAAGTGCAATAGTAAAAACCTTTTTGTCAAGAAAGTTGGGAATAATACGGGATTGTATTGCGGGGATTGCGGTGCATGGATTAAATGGGTCGGGAAAAATGAGCTGAGAGCGTTTGAATATTTAACTAAGCAGAAACACGTAGACGATGCTAATAGCAAACAAGACGATATTGCAAGCATCATTTATAGCACTCTCGATCATATGTATTGCGATAATTGCAGATTCAATAGCGAAATTAAAGAAAGCGATAATGGTGAATGGAACTGTGATGAATGCCACAGAAAATATAATGGATGGGGAGTTTCCATGCAGGAAAGTAATAAAATTGCAAAAGAAATTTTAAAACAGTTAGGAGAATAGAATATGAGCAGACTGATTGATGCAGATAAGATCGATTTTAACGAAGTTTTTGTTGGTGCAAGTGAATTTGCACAAGACACAAGAAATGCGGCACAAATGTTGATTGATAATCAGCCGACAGCTTTTGATGCGGATAAGGCTATTAGCGAATTGGAAAGAGATAAATTCATTGAATCAGAATGTATTTTATCTGATGTGCATCAAGGATACAATGCTGGACTGAGCAGGGCAATCGAAATCGTGAAAGGCGGTGGAGTTGAATGAGAGAAATTCTTTTCAAGGCAAAGCAGATTGATAATGGTGAATGGATAGAAGGAAGCCTCATAGATTTAGACATTGACAGCGGATATTGTTATATTGTTCAGCCGTATAAAAAAGCGAGTATATTGCCAATCATCTTTTTGATAACAGACAGAATGAAATTGGTTGATCCAGAAACCCTCTGCCAGTTCACAGGACTTTGTGACAAGAACGGTAAGAGAATCTGGGAGAATGACATCATCCAGTATGGCGCAGTTGCGGCTGTTGTTAATTTTGGAGAATACGGTAATGGAAATTTAGGATTTTATGTAGATTTTCCAGAAGAAACCAATTATCGAAAAGATTTCTCGTATTGGGCGAAGAAAGTAGTCGTTATTGGAAATGCGGTTGACGATCGAAGTTTATTACAGGAGGTGCTGGAATGAGTAAATCAGTATTAGTGATTGATACGCCAAAATATTGTGCTTTATGCGTTTTACGCAGTGGAGTGCTTCACCCGTTCTGTAGAGTAAACAATAGAGATATTACAGATTTGAGTATTAGACCTGAATGGTGTCCGCTGAAGCCACTGCCGGAGAAAATGAAAGTAACTGGGCTTTATAACGGCGAGTATTTCAAAGCGGGAGGCAAACTACCGAGCTATAAGATCGGTTGGAACGATTGTATTGATGAGATTACAGGAGGAAACGCAGATGATTGACTTAAAAAATACATGTGTTCTGGTCAGGACAAAAGAAGAAAACGAAATGCTTCTCAAAGAAGCTGAGAAACAGGGATTTCGTTGGTATTTAAGAGACTATTGCGAGCCATTACAAGCACAATATTTTCCAGACATTTTAAGATTTTATGAATATAATATAACTTATGCGGCAAGTGTCAGATCAGACTTTGCTTTCTATGAGGCATCAGAACTCCTCGGGACAAAAGAAATGTCTGCAAGAGAATTTGCTGAACGGATTGCAGATGTAAGCAATTGTTGCGAACGTGAATGTATAGGATGTGTGTTGGACAACAGGAATAATAAGTGCAACACGGATTTGTGCAATACACGTAATTGGGAAAATAATATAGATGAACTTCTTGAAATTGCAAAAGTAGGAAAAGGGACAGTTCTTACACCGGAAGAGAAAGCAGTTGAAGATATTGAAAAATTTATTGAGAATCCAGAGATTGATGATGAAGAGGAAATTAATATAAAACCAGAAGAAGCAAAAGACATATTATCCGATATGAGAGACCAGCATTTATGTTTCATTGAAAGTTCTGAAAACAAAGATGAATGGCAGAAAAAATATCTCAAGGAAGCATGGGCGTGTGATTCCGGAGCAAAAGCATTGGAAAAGCAGATTCCATGCAAACCTGAAGAATATGTTCCAGATTTTCCGTACAATATATTTTCCACTCAAAAATGTGCGAAATGCGGAACACCTGTTATTGGTAAAAAAATAAGCAAGTACTGTTCTGAATGCGGGCAGAAAATTGACTGGGGAGAGGAGTGATTAAATGGATTTTAATACAGCAATGGCGAAACCAGTAGCATGGGCCAGTACATCATTTGCCGTAATAGCGGCACTCAGTTATACAAAAGAACCATTATGCTTAATGGCATTAGTTCTTCCGCTGTTTGTTGGATTACTTGCACATTAATGAGAAGGAGTTGATAATCATGTTGGACAATCATACACTTGAAATTGACAGAGAAAAGAACGAAGTTACGATAAAATGTAATGGGGATACTATAAAGTTCAAAGATGATAATGTGGAAGTGACCAGGGCGAGCAAAAACATGATGTTTAAGTCACCAGACATAACCCCGCAACTCGCCATATCAGCATTCACAGTACTACATCAATATTGCAGCTCAATCAGTCCGCATGACTTCATCAGATGTACATTCTACGAACATTGTCCGGAGTGTTTCGTGGGGTGTCCGGGAGATCAGGGCGAAACGATCAGTAAATTGCGTAACAACGAATAAAATTATAGAGTCGGTATTTACCGGCTCTTTTTTAGCACAAAATTTCTCAAACATGTACCACAACTTTTCTACTGACCTGTGATAGAATATACTCAGAAGTGTTACTATGGGATTTTATAGCCAGAAATGAGGTGATGATATGGCGAACTTAAAATTAGTTACAAGAAAACTCCAAAAAGCTATATTATCCACCGGATTAATCATAAAAATCGGAACATCACAATTCTATAGCCATGAGCAGGAACGATTGATTACAGTAACAATTATATCAACACCTACACTTCATTTCACAAAAAGGGGCGAATGGAAAAATTGTGATTACGAAATACTCCGAACTGCATCCCAGTATGATGTAGTCATATGCCTAAAAGAAATATGGGAGGCGGTCAGAAAATGAGGATAGACAGAGGTGATTAGATGGACTTAACGCCTAAGCAGAAAGCGTTTGCAGATGAATATATAAAGAATGGCGGAAACGCCACTGATGCCGCAAGAAAAGCTGGGTATGCCGAGAGAAGCGTTAGAGTAACAGGAACTCAGAACCTAACAAATCCTAACATTTCTGCATATATAGCCGAAAAACAGTCTCTCATCGAAAAGCAAAAAGGCACTGACATCATGTCACTGGCAGAAATTCAGCAACGCCGTTCTATGATCGCAAGAGGTGAGCTGACTGATTCATTCGGATTTGCTCCGGACTTCTCCGATCAACTGAAATCTATGAATGATCTGGAAAAAACGCTTGCTATAAAAGAAGCCAGAGAAGAGCAGCGGAAAGCAGAAGAAAAAGCCAGATTGCAAAGTGAATATCATATTGATCTAGATATTGTCCCGGACGTATTTCATAAAATGATTAGAGATATCCGGAAAAAGAAACATAGCGAATACATTCTCCCTGGCGGACGTGGCTCCATGAAGTCCTCAACTATATCTCTGATTATACCGGAACTGCTGAAGAATAATCCGAACATGCACGCTCTGATTCTGCGAAAAGTCGGAAATACCATCAAAGATTCTGTTTATGCTCAAATGAAATGGGCTATTGATAAATTAAATCTAAACGAGGAATTTATATGCAAGGTATCTCCTATGGAGATTACGTATAAGCCTACTGGGCAGAAGATTTACTTTCGTGGTGCTGACGATCCATTAAAGATTAAGTCTATCAAACCAGAGTTTGGATATATAGGTATTGTCTGGTTCGAGGAGTTAGATCAGTTTTCTAATCCAGAAGAAATCCGAAACATTCAGCAGTCTGCTATTCGTGGTGGCAATGAAGCGTATAAATTCAAGTCATTCAATCCACCTAGGAGTAAGAATAACTGGGCGAATGAATATACGGCAGAAGCAGAAGAAAAAGATAAAAATGTAATGGTTGTGCATAGCACATACCTTGATTTAGGGATTGAACAAGAGTGGCTTGGCGACGTATTTCTTGCAGATGCCGAACATCTAAAAGAAGTAAATCCAGATGCCTACGACAATGAGTACCTTGGACACGCTAACGGAAATGGTGGAAATATCTTTGAATACATCGAAGAAAGAACTATCACAGACGAAGAGATCAGTCACTTTGATAGAATTTATCAGGGGGTCGACTGGGGCTGGTATCCGGACAAATACGCTTTCTCCAGAATTTATTATGATTCAGCTAGAGAAACAATCTATTTCATTGACGAGATTTACGAAAATAAAAAATCAAATGAATGGACTGCGAATGAAATCAAGCGAAGACAGTATGACGATTATGAGATTACTTGTGATTCTGCCGAGCCTAAATCAATCAATGATTACAGAGATTCAGGACTCCCAGCAAGAGGAGCAATCAAAGGACCGGGAAGCATTGAGTATTCTATGAAGTGGCTGCAAAGAAGAAAGCTTGTGTTTGATCCAAAAAGAACGCCAAATGCTTGTAAAGAGTTCAAGAAGTACGAATACGAACGCGACAAAGACGGAAATATTTGCAGTGGATATCCAGACAAGGATAATCATTTAATAGATTCCGTCCGGTATGGTTCAGAATCATTGTGGAGAAGAAGGGGGTACAGTGCATAAAATGCTAGATAGGTACTTTTCAGATAAAATAAATAAATTCTTAAGCATCGGTTTAAAAATATATGGATCATCTGACATTAACGAAATCTTAAGAGTTGTAGAATATGAAGACATTATTGTGCGAGATACTTCTGTAAGATGGATGGATTTTAAAAGGTAGATTAAATGGGACTTATAACAACACTAAAAAGGTGGTTTAACATGATTTTCAAAAAACAAGCCGAAGAGGACTTCAATATCCAGGCAGCAGAATTCCCGGAGATGGAATCACTGATTAACCGGTGCGCGAACATTTACAGGGGAGTACCGGAATGGCTAGATGACAAGAATAACATCAAGACGATCAATTTTGCGAAAACTGTCTGCTCAGAGACAGCTCGGCTCACAACATTGGCGATCGGCATTCAGATAGACGGTTCCACAAGGGCTACATGGCTACAAAAGCAGATTAACAAGGTATATTTCCAAATCCGGCACTGGGTAGAATATGGCTGTGCTTATGGAACGGTATTTATCAAACCAAACGGGGAGAGCCTTGACGTATTTACCCCAGCAGATGTGATGATTGTAGATTACGACAATCAGGAGATCAAGGGGATTATATTCAAGGATTCTTATACTGTTGGACGAAAATACTACACACGGCTTGAATATCATAGATTTGCTGAGATTACAATAGATGGCGTGACGACCTATCCGTACTACGTTTCTAACAGAGCTTATGTGTCAAAATCCCCTCAGTCAATCGGTGACAGAATCGACCTTAAGCAGACCAAGTGGGCTGACCTAATGGCAGATACACCGCCGATACTCAAGGCAAACGGTGAGAAGCTGGACGGGCCTCTGTACGGAGTACTGCGGACACCGCAGGCAAACAATGTGGATATCAGTACACCTCTTGGATTGCCGATATTTGCAGAAGCAATTGAGGAATTAAAGGATTTTGACATTGCATACAGCAGAAACGCCGGAGAGATTTTTGATTCGCAGAAGATTGTTCTGGCAGATGATAGACTACTGATGCCAAGCGGCACGCCTGTATCAGCCATGTCGCCACAAAGCATGGAAAACAGACGGAACGAGATGAACTTACCGCACTTTGTCAAGAATGTATTCGGACAGGACGAGAAAGAGTTCTATCAGGAAATCAACCCAATTCTCAACACAGATACCCGTATAAGCGGCATAAATGCCCTTTTAAACCAGATAGGATATAAGATTGGATTCTCCAACGGGTACTTTGTTTTTAATGAAAAAACCGGCATGGTGACGGCTAGGCAGGTGGAAGCGGATGATAGGCGAACGATCGGATTTATCAAGGATGTGCGCGACAAGTTGGAAGACTGCCTGAACGGAGTCATCTATGCGCTAAATGTGTTTGCAGACCTGTACGGCATGGCTCCTGTGGGCGCATATGAGGTGACCTACGACTTCGGAGATATCACCTATAATAGAGATGAAGACAGAGCAAGATGGTGGCAGTATGTGACAACTGGAAAAGTTCCGGCATGGATGTATTTCGTGAAATTCGAGGGAATGACCGAGGAGGAAGCTAAGGCAATGGTTGAAGAAGCACAGCCAAAAGAACCGACTTTGTTCGGTGATGAGGAATAATTATGCTTAGTCCAGAATATTTACGCCGGATAACAGAGGGCAGTGAACAGATTGCCGAAGAACTACACCAGTATATCATCTCTGAAATCGTGTCTCGGATGATGGCAAGAATCGGCAGAGGTGAGGACTATATTCTGACCAACGCTGATGTATGGAGAATCAGAACACTACAGGAATCTGGTGAATTACTAGAAGACATTCTAGCGGAACTATCCAAATACACCAAACGTGAACAGCAGGAGCTTCTTGAAGCGTTTGAGGATGCCGGAATCACTGCAATGAACTATGATGATAAGGTATATAAGGCGGCAGGATTAAGCCCTGTGCCACTCGAACAGTCGCCAGCTATGATAAGACTCATGGAGCGAAATATGCTTGCGACTATGGGCGAGTGGAAGAACTTCACGAGAACAACCGCAAGTGTCGCTCAGAGGCTTTATATCGAGCAATGCGACCTTGCATATAATCATGTAATGACTGGGGCAGTTGGGTATACGCAAGCCATCAAAGAGGCAGTTAATAATGTCGTATCAGATGGCGTTACCGTTACATATCCATCTGGCAGAAAAGACACAATTGAAACAGCAGTAGCACGTTCTGTCAGAACCGGTGTGGCACAGGCATGTGCTGATATTCAGCTGACAAGAATGAAGGAAATGGGATACGGTTTAGTGCTGACATCGGCGCATATAGGAAGTCGCCCAAGCCATGAAGTATGGCAAGGGCAGGTATTTTCTATAGACTGGGAAAAATTAAAAGAAATCAAGCCGGAATTTTTTCGGGAACGAGATACACCAGAATACCGTAGAATGCTGGAGCAAAAATCAAGCCAATATCCAGATTTTATTGAAAATTGTCATTATGGTGAAGCTGATGGAATATGCGGAGTAAATTGCAGACATCATTTTTCAGTTTGGGTGGAAGGAATGCCGAATCCCTATGCAGAACTATCAGCACAGGATAAAGCCAACAAAGGCAAACAATACGAAAAAGAACAGCGACAACGTACTTATGAGCGAAGAATCCGCAAAACGAAGCGTGAAGTCCTTGGACTGCAAGCAGGAGTCGACAATGCGCCGAACGAAAAGGCGAAGTTCGCACTCCAACAAGACCTTGATCGGAAGTCTTATCTTTTGCAGAAGCAAAATGCTGCATACAAAGATTACTGCAAGCAGAATGACCTGAGGGAACTGCAAGACCGACTCATGATCGCTAAGTGGAATCGTAAGAACGCCGCAAAAGCCAGAGGAGCGGCAAAACGATATAAAACAGCAAAGGGGATTGACTGAAGGACAGATGGGAGTATTACAACCCGAATCCTGCCGGGAATCGAGTCGGAGATTGTGCTGTCCGGGCAATATGTAAAGCAACCGGCTTCGATTGGGAAACAGTATTCACCGGACTGATGGTGCAGGCGTGCGCTCTGTCAGATATGCCAAGTGCAAATTATGTCTGGGGAGCGTACCTCTATAAGCATGGATACAGGCGAAAACTGATTGAGCAGTCGGAGCGATATATTTATACAGTCAATGACTTTTGCGCAGATCATCCAACAGGCACATACATTCTCTGTATAGATGGTCATGTGGTGACAGTGCAAGAGGGCAAATATTTCGATACATGGGATAGCGGTAATGAGATTCCGGTATATTACTGGGAAAAGGAGTAGCTAAATGAGCATATCAGAATTTGTACAAGTATTCCTCTCAATTTGCGGAGGAGTGTCTATTGTCGGAGGAGCGGTGGCCGTAATTCTTAAGTGGATTACTCCGGCATTTCGACTCAACAAGCGAGTTGAAACACTGGAAGAACATGATAAGCGTGACTTTGAGAGTCTTCAGAGGATCGCGGAGCGTGATTCATTGATTCTGGAAGTACTATCAACCATGTTGGATAGTCAGATCAGTGGGAATAATGTTGAGGAATTAAAAAAAACAAAGCAGAAGCTCACGGAGTATCTTGCACAGAATCAACGTTAGCATTGATAAGGGGTATGCTCATGAAATTATATGTGTTCACGAAAAAAGATATAGACAGGTTCTTGATAGAGTGTAATTTCACACCAGACGAAGAAAGACTGTTTCGGTTGAGATGCAAGGAATATACGCTTGAATACTGCGCTGAACAGATGAACGTGAGTATATCAACAGCAAAGCGGTTAAGCCGGAGGGTAAATAATAAAATAATCAAAGTGTGCTGATACTTTTTGGATACTAATTAGAGCCAGAAACGACCTGTTTCCGGTTCTTTTTTTATGTAAAAATATAATCAGAAAGGCGGTGTATAAGATGGCACTATATAACAATCCTTATCAATATAGTTTTGGCGTTCCGGGGCAGATGAACCAGTTCCAGCAACAGCCTGTCCAGATTCCAGCTCAACCAGTACAGCAACCACAGCAGAATAATAGCGGTATCCTGTGGGTATCCGGCGAAGTCGGCGCAAAATCCTATCTGGTAGCACCCGGGACAAGTGTTTTGCTGATGGATTCAGAGAGTGAAAAGTTCTACATAAAATCCACAGATGTTTCTGGCATGCCGCAGCCACTGCGAACATTTGAATACCACGAGGTGGGATCTCAGATGCCGCCTAAACAGCCTGTTCAGAACATGGACAGTAAGTATGTCACCAGACAGGAATATGACGATTTAAAGGGCAAATACGAAGCTATTATAAACCGATTAAATTCATTTTCTGAACCTGTTAGGGCTAATACCATACAGGAGTCAGCAATCAAGGGAGGAAACACAGATGAGTAATCCATTATTTAATGCACTTGGCGGTGGGATGCCGCAGGGAAACGGACCAATGCAGATGATACAGCAGTTTATGCAGTTTAAGCAGAATTTTAAAGGAGATCCGAAAGCAGAAGTTGAGAAAATGCTACAGTCTGGAAGGATTTCACAGCAACAGCTTAATCAGGTTCAGCAGATGGCAGGGCAGTTCCAGCACATGCTGAAAGGAATGAAATAGTACATTACAATCTGGCCAGATTGATGTAAATATACAATAAAGGAGATTATATTATGGATGGAAATTATAGCTTAGCAGATATTGCCGCTGCTACTGGAAACGGTAGAAATAATGACGGCATGTTTGGCGGAGATGGTGCATGGTGGCTTATCGTGCTTTTCTTGTTCGTATTCTGCGGATGGGGAAACAACGGCTGGGGCAATAATGGCAACGGCGGTGGATATGCAGCCACAGCAGCTACTCAGGCAGACATCCAGAGAGGATTTGACAATTCCGCTGTGATTAGCAAACTTGACGGAATCAATAACGGTCTCTGTGACGGATTCTATTCAATGAACAATGGTATGCTTACCGGATTCAACGGAATCAACACAAACATCATGCAGACTGGTTTCGGCATTCAGCAGGCTATTAACGCTGACACTGTAGCAAATATGCAGAATACCAATGCACTCCAGGCACAGCTTGCGAACTGTTGCTGCGAAACCAGAGAAGCAATTCAGGGCGTAAACTACAATATGGCGCAGAACACCTGTGCATTACAGAACACCATGAACAGCAACACAAGAGATATCATTGACAGCCAGAACGCTGGGACAAGAGCCATTCTCGACTATCTTTGCAATGAAAAGATTTCTAACCTGCAGGCTGAAAATAACGACCTCAGACGTGCTGCTTCTCAGGACCGCCAGAGCGCACTTCTCACAACTGCAATGGCTTCACAGACACAGCAGCTCATTAATGCGATTAATCCGGCACCGATTCCGGCATATCAGGTTCCTAATCCGAACACATTTTACGGATGCGGATGCAACACTGGATGTAATTGCTGATAACTTCATATCGAGAGTATCTTTCGATTGATTCGGATGTCGGCTTATGCCGTATTACACAGAGGGCAGGCTGAGACCTGTCCTTTTGTGATATGAAAGGAGTATTTTTATGGCAGAATTTACAAATGTTGCTGCTCAGACTGTAGCAGCAAATGGAAACGTAGTATTTTCAAACACAGCAGTTAAAGGTTCTAACTGCATTCAACACAGGGAGGGAAGTGGAATCATTACGCTGAGAGGACTTACTAACCAGTGCAAGGCTAGATTTTTCGTGGACTTCTCTGGTAATATTGCAATTCCAACAGGTGGTACTGTCGGGGCTATCTCTCTGGCTATTGCAATATCTGGTGAGCCGGTTCTTTCTTCTCAGATGATTTCCACACCGGCAGCAGTAGACCAGTACAACAATGTGTCCTCTGGAATCTATATTGATGTACCTCGCGGATGTTGCGTTAATATCGCAGTAGAGAATACAAGCGATCAGGCTGTTTCTGTTGCGAACGCAAACATTGTTGTGACCAGAGAAGCATAGGAGGTGTGATTATGAGAGACATTAAAGACTTATGTGCAAGAATTGAAGACGAACTGTCCAAAATTGCTGACAGTGGGCTGACCACTGGAAATCTGGAAATGACATACAAACTGATTGATATGTATAAAGATATCAAGAATACGCAGTACTGGGACAAGAAAGTGGAATATTACAATACTGTCCTTGATGAGATGCGTGGTGGCTACAATGACGATTACAGCGAACGTGGAAGAAAGCGCGACAGCATGGGGAGATACAGCTCAAATGACGGCAGAATGATGCCGGATTACGACAGGGGTAGTTCTTATTCCAGACGTGGTGAGCATTATGTCAGAGGACATTACAGCCGTTCTGACGGACGAGATGCTTATGACGACTATATGACGCAGAAACAGAGCTATCGTTCCGGCAAATCCGAGGACTGCAAGAGAAAGATGCTTGCCGCTCTGGAAGAACATCTGGACGAACTCACAACAGAAATGAGCGATATGTCCAAGGATGCGGAGTGCCGGGAGGAACGTGATCTTGTTAAAAGATACGTGGAAAAGCTCAGGGATATGCTCTAATTGGCTAAAACATGTACCACAACTTTTTGAAGGTTCTGTGATACAATATATTCGTAGGGAAGATTTGTAAGCAGAAATGCTTGACATAGACATTTTTATTGCTTTCCTCCTTTCTTGGGTGCGTGTCCTTAATAGAAAATGCAGTGTTTATCCAACACAAGAAGCATGAGGTTGAAAAGCGGACGCAATTTCCGACACGCGCCATTGCCGTTAGTGCATGACGGCATACCTCCTCGTTAGCACATATAACTGAACAGTGAAATCCAACCCGTGCAGAGGTGTGCGACCGTATAGGCGGTGTTGACGTAGCCCGAACGTCCCGTGTTTAGGCATAGCACGTAAAATACCTTGCTAACCCGGGAATCCGGGTTATGTGGAACCTATCGGCTATAGGACAAATATCTATAGATACAAGTTTTCCAGTTCGACTCTGGAAGTTCCGCTTACCCTGCCAGTGGTCTAACTGGCTTAATCCACTTACCTGCGGCGGCAGGTCAATAAACACGACCAGGAGGATGTATATGCAGAAACTTATTGACACATTAAAATCATTTGGAATTGAAATCCCGGAGGATAAACAGGCAGATGTAAAGAAAGCACTTTCTGAACATTACAAGAATGCTAAAGAAGTAGCGAAAACTCTGTCGAAAGTCGAAGGTGAACGCGATGACTGGAAAGAACGTGCTGAGACAGCAGAAGAAACCTTAAAAGGCTTTGACGGCATTGACCCGGCGAACATTCAGACAGAGCTTGCTGAATGGAAGAAGAAAGCCGAGGACGCGGAGAAAGAATTCAATGCGAAAATCTACGAAAGAGATTTTGACGATGCTCTTAAAACTGCATTGGAAAATGTTAATTTTTCATCTCCAGCAGCTAAAAGATCTGTTACTGCTGATATCAAATCAGTTGGTCTTAAGCTTAAGGACGGAAAGATTCTTGGACTTAATGATTTACTTGAACAGATGAAACAGGATGAACCTGATACATTTGTAGATGAATCTCAACAGCAGGCTCAGCAGAATCAGGCAAGGTTTACTACTCATGTTGGACAGCAGCAGACACCGGGAACCATGACAAAGAAAGATATCGAAGCAATTAAAGACCCGTCTGAGAGACAGGCTGCAATTGCTCAGAATATCCAGTTGTTCCAGTGATTTTTACACCGACTATACACCAGAGTATAGCCGCTAACCCAATACCTTAACAATTATGGGTAGAAAGGATTTTTTTATATGGCAGCAAAAGCTAATCTTATTATGACTAATGATATCCAGGTAACGGCACGTGAGATTGATTTTGTTACCAGATTCGAAAGAAACTGGGAACACTTGCGTGAGATTCTGGGTATCATGAGACCTATCAAAAAGCAGCCGGGTGCTGTACTCAAGTCCAAATACGCAGAGGGTACTTTACAGCGTGGAAATGTTGGTGAGGGTGAGGAAATCCCTTACAGCAAGTTTACCGTAAAAGAAAAGACCTATGCGGAAATGACTATCGAAAAGTACGCAAAGGCTGTATCTATCGAAGCAATCAAGGACCACGGTTATGAGAACGCTGTTCAGATGACTGATGACGAGTTTCTTTTCCAGCTTCAGACTGATGTTACCGGCAGATTCTATGACTATCTGAAAACCGGTACACTTACTTCCACAGAAACAACATTCCAGATGGCTCTGGCAATGGCTAAGGGTCGTGTTGAAAACAAATTTAAACAGATGCACAGAAATGTGACTGGCGTTGTTGGATTTGTCAACATTCTGGACGTATATGAATATCTCGGAGCAGCTGAGATCACTATTCAGAATCAGTTCGGATTCCAGTACATGAAGGACTTTATGGGATTCAATACAATCTTCTTACTGTCCGACAGCGAGATTCCGAGAGGACAGGTTATTGCTACCCCTGTTGAGAACATCGTACTTTACTATGTAGACCCGAACGAGTCTGACTTTGCGAGAGCAGGTCTTGTGTATACCGTATCTGGCGAAACAAACCTGATCGGATTCCATACACAGGGCAACTACCACACAGCAGTATCCGAAGCGTTTGCGGTTATGGGACTTACTCTTTTTGCAGAGTACATTGATGCAATTGCAGTAATTACCATTGACGAAACACCAACGCTCGGCACTCTGACAGTAACATCTGCGGAAGGAACAGCAACTGGTGATACAAAAATCACTGTAAATCCGGCTAAAGAAAACGCTGGCAATGTGTATAAATACAAAGTTGCAGCAGATGCAGTAACTGTTGGATATGGACAGAATCTCAGAAACTGGAGTACTTGGGATGGAAAAGCCGATATCACAGCGGCAACCGGACAGAAGATCACAGTGGTTGAGTGTGATGGAACATACAAAGCGCTGAATGCCGGAAGTGCAAGCGTAACAGCAAAATCATAAATGTAGGAGGTAACTGGCATGGCTTATGCAGATTATGATTTTTACACAGAATCCTATTATGGCAATGTCGTGCCAGAAGCTGACTTTGATCGTCTGGCAGCCAGAGCCAGCGATTTTATTGATACATTGACATTTGATAATTTGGTGGACGGACTGCCAGCTGATAAGCGTTCACAGAAACGTATTAAAAAGGCGGTCTGTTCACTGGCTGAATTAATGTATCAGATTGAGCTTGCTGAAAAGAATGCTACCAATGCCGCTGTGAGCGGTACGTCAACCGCAATTGGGTCCGGTGGTAGCACAACAGGCATTGTAACATCTGTAAGTTCTGGCAGTGAATCCGTCTCTTATGCCACACCTCAGCAGATTGGAGCAAGTGTAAAGGAATGGAGTGCGGTGTATGCTGTCGCCGGAGATGTACAGAAAACGAATGATTTACTCTTAAAGACAGCTTTACCAATTCTAATGGGAGTAAGGACGGATGATGGAATACCGATTCTTTATGCGGGGGTGTGAGTATGAAATGCAGACAGTGTGGAAAAGAACTTAAGCCACATTGGAGTACCGACATTTGCCTTGAATGTTCAAGGGAAAATATGAAAAAGATATTCAGAGAAAATCCCGAAGTAAAGCAGGCATTCCGTGAAACTATTGAAGAACTTAAAAAGCCTGAAAATGTTGAGAAAATGGCTAAAAATACAGCTGATTTTATGAATGCTATTCAGGCGTTAAGGGGTGATAAATAATGGACATTTCAACATTAGGCTCATGCGTGGCAATCGTTATGATTTGCTACATCGTAGGAATGGGCTGTAAAGCATCAAAGAAAATTTCTGATGAATGGATTCCGGTAATCATGGCGGTTATTGGTGGAATTCTCGGAGCGGTCGGAATGGGAGTTATCCCAGATTTCCCGGCAACGGACTATATAACGGCAGTTGCGGTTGGTATGTTTAATGGATTGTCGGCAACCGGCGTGAATCAGGTTATTAAGCAGACAGCGCAGAAAGAGTGATTTTATGGGCGGACGTGGTGGAAGCAGCGGAATGGGCGGAGCAAAAGAAACCGCATTTTCTGTTACCATGAATGGAGAAACAACAGAATACAAGTTTACCAGAAAAGGCAAACAGAACTATTTTCAGCGCGGTATCGGTGGACATATCGAAGAAACACCACTAAACATGTCTGCATCTGAGTTTCGCAAAAGAGTGGAATCCAACGGCGCAACTGTAAAGAAAATGAGTGTATCTAGTTGGAACAAAACAGAGAAAGCCAGAGAGATAGAACATGCAAACCGTCCTGATTATGAACTTGGCATGGGCTTGAAAGATAATTCGGCATACAGGAAGACAGCGAGAAGAAACAGACTTATGACCAGAGCCATGAAAAGAAAGAGATAGCCTATGGCAGATAAAACAACCAGCATAGCCTATGAAAATCTGAACCGCTGCATCTTCCCTGGTGTCGGCGAATATGGTATACCGCAGATAGAACCTGAGACATTCGAGGGTAACTGTGAATTTGTCGGTTTTAATTACGCCAGAGGAAAATGCAATAATCCAGAAGAGAAAGCTGTTCATTTCTTCTTAGATGATTACCAATTTGACGCACTATGGAGAAATCCAGACAGGTACGTGGACAAGCTGAGCAAATTCCGGTACATTCTAACACCGGATTTCAGCACCTACACCGATTTCCCTAAAGCCATCCAGATATACAACCATTACCGCAAACACTGGATAGGTGCATATCTGCAAGAATATGGTTGTCGTATGATTCCAACAATATCATGGAGTACACCGGATTCTTATGAATGGTGCTTCGATGGAGAGCCAGAGGGTGGAACAGTTGCAGTATCTTCTGTTGGTTGCATGAATGGAAAGAAAAAGAAAGGGCTGTTTCTTTCTGGTTACAATGCCATGATTGAGAAGTTGCACCCAGAAAGCATTATCTTTTACGGGAAAGTGCCGGAAGAGTGTAAGGGTAATATTGTTAGAATTAAAGCGTTTCACGACAGATTTTCAAAAGCAATATGTGAAGGATAGGAGGGTATCATGTATAGCAAAACAGTAACAGTTTTCAACTATTATGAAAGCAAAACAACTGGAGATGCGTACTGGTATCCTCATGTTTTATCCGGCGTTGACCTCATTACCGACAAAGGAGCAATCCTTAAAAAGTACGGACCAGACGCAACTGACAACGCACAGTTACACATCCGTTATATTGTCCAGAACGGCGATATAACCATTGCTGATAGAGACGGTAAGATTCTCCCATATGTGCCTCCTAAAGAGTGGAAACAGCAGATTAACAACGCTTTGGAAGATACTATCACATTCTCAGACGAATCGTTCTTCTGGGAGGGTGAGTGGACTGGCGGAACGGTATCTGATGGTGATTATCGGAGCGGATTCTATCAGTACATGAACGAGAATAAGGATAACGTATTCAAGATTACCAGTGTAGGCGGTCCGTATACGCTGATTCCGCATTTTGAGATTCTGGGTAAGTAATATGAGTAAGATTCATCATTTTAAAGGATTCTCTGTAGTTGACGGAGATATGAAAATCAAGCTGAATATGGACAGGTTCTCCAGACAGTATCAAGAAGCTCAGTATCTCCTTGATGGAATGGTTATGGACAGCATGGTTCCGTTCATGCCGATGATTACAGGGGACTTTATCAATCGAACAAGAGTTGAGAGTACATCCTTGCAAGGAACTGGGAAAGTGTGTGCGGCGGCGGCTCCTTATGGGTGTTTTCTGTACGAAGGAAAAGGAATGGTTGACGAATCAACCGGAAGCCCTTACGCAAGACGTGGAGCAAAAAAAGTACTTGTTAGCCAGTATTCCGGTCAGACAAACGCAAAAGAGAACCTGGAATACACCAAACAAGCGCACCCACGGACACAAGCCCATTGGTTTGATGCCGCAAAACGACAATACGGTGACACATGGCTTCGCAAGGTAAAAGCACAGGCAGGAGGTGGCAGACATGGCGGATAAACCTATCGGAAAAGATGCAACCGGATACGAGATTCTGACAGATGCCATGAAAGCACTTCTGAACCAGTATCCGGGACTGTATGAAAATGAAACAATCAAGTTTGAAGAACTTGGCAAGGAATCAGGAATTGCGTTCTCGGCAGATAATGGAGCTTTGATTTATTCAGAAAAAGAAGATGTTTGTGGCGTAATGCACCAGGTATGCCAGTACCCATTTTACGTGGTATATCGCACAGCATCCGACAAGGAAAGGCAGAAGCTATCCGTTCAGAAGTTCCTAGATAATCTCGGTAAATGGATATGCCGAGAACCAGTTATCATAAATGGCTCTGAGACACGTTTAAATGCGTTTCCTGAGCTTTCTCAGGGGCGAGTGATAAAACGTATCACCCGTGATAATTCCTATGGTTTAGAACCACAGGAGAGTGGTGTACAGGATTGGTTATTACCATTAACGGTACGCTACGAAAATACTTATGAAGTAATATAACAAGTAACAACCAGCTATCAATCGGAGATAGTCGCTAACCTACACAGCCTTTTAAAAGTTATAGGCAGAAAGGACATTTCTATGGCAGTTACAGGCAAGATTGACCGTAAATATATGGCTCATTACATTGATGCAGGTTCCCTCTGCGGAGGACTGGCACCGAAATATGAGCGTCTTGGAAAAGATCTGGAAGAGTATAACGTAGAACTCAATCCAGATACCGAAACATCTAAAAACATTCTCGGAGAATCCACATTCAAGCATAACGGCTATGAAGTTTCTTCTGACGCTGATCCGTTCTATGCAGACACTACTTCTGATCTGTTCACAGCGTTACAGAAGATTGTAGATGGACGTCTCAAAGACGACAACCTCAAAACAAAAGCAGTTGAGGTTCATCTCTGGACAGAAGCTACAGCAGGCAAATATGAAGCATATCAGCAGGATTGCTACGTTGTGCCGACTTCCTACGGCGGTGACACATCTGGCTATCAGATTCCATTTACTGTCAACTATGTTGGCGAACGTGTAAAAGGAAAATTTGATATCAGTTCCGGTACATTCACAGCTGACAGTGAATAAGCACATACACAAGGAGGATATGCTAAATGGCAAAAGTAATTAATACCAAAATTGATGATGGAATTTTTACATTCACGTTTACCAACAACGAAGACGAAGTTTTTTCTTCTTTCAAGCTTAACCCGACTGATATCAATGTAGCAGCACGTGCGGAGGAACTGGGAGAGTACTTTGACCAGCTTAAAAACTCTATTCAAAAAGTCACATCTGGTAAGGAAGTGGCAGAACTGAACAAACAGATCGAAGACAAAATCAACTATCTGCTCGGATATGAAGCATCAAAAGACCTGTTCAAGGAGCCGATCACAGCGACTACTGTATTCGGCAATGGTCAGGTATTCGCCTACATCGTACTTGACAAGATCGCAGAAGCAATCGCGCCGGAAATTGAAAAGAGAAAAAAGAAAATGCAGGCAGCAGTCAATAAGTATACGGAGAAGTATACAAAATGACCGCCTATGAGCTTCCCACCTCGCTTAACATAAGTGGGGTGGATTTTTCTATTAGAACGGATTTTCGAGCAATCATCGACGTTCTCATTGCTATGAACGACCCGGAACTGGACGAGCAGGCGAAAGCAGTTGTTATGCTACAGATTCTGTTTGAGGACTGGCAAAGCATACCGGCTGAGTGTCTGGATGAAGCTTGTCAAAAAGCATCAGAGTTCATCGACTGCGGACAGTTGGACGATAATCCGAACCGCCCAAAACCCCGTTTGATGGATTGGGAACAGGATGGAGACATGATTGTTCCGGCGGTAAACAAGGTTACCGGTAAAGAAATCAGAGCAGTGCCTTATATGCACTGGTGGACGTTCTTCGGATATTTCATGGAGTCTGGCGAATGTTTGTTCAACACAGTTGTCGGAATCCGCTCTAAAAATGCAAAGGGTGAAAAACTCGATAAATGGGAAAAGAAATTCTATCAGGAAAATAAGAACATTATTGATATAAAAACACGTCTCAGCGAAGAGGAGCAAGCGTACAAGGATGCGCTGAATGAGATGTTAAACCTCAAATAGTTAGGAGGTGAATGTATGGCTGCTGATGGCTCAGTCATTATTGATACCAGATTAGACACAACCGGTGTCCAAAAAGGTGTATCAGCGATTAAACAGTCATTCGACGGGCTTGGAAGCACAGTAAAAAAAATAGGACTACTTATCGGCGGAGTATTTGCTGTTGGTAAATTAGTACAGTTTGGAAAAGAATGCGTTGCCCTTGGCTCAGATCTCGCAGAAGTGCAGAACGTGGTTGATGTTACATTTACAACCATGTCAGACAAAGTAAATGAATTTGCAAAGAACGCTATGACCAGCGCTGGACTATCGGAGACTATGGCAAAGCGGTATGTTGGTACATTCGGAGCAATGTCAAAGTCGTTCGGATTCTCAGAAGCACAGGCTTATGACATGTCAACGGCTCTGACACAGCTAACCGGTGATGTGGCATCGTTTTATAACATAAGTCAGGATCTGGCGTATATCAAACTGAAATCAGTGTTTACGGGTGAAACGGAAACGCTCAAAGATCTCGGCGTGGTAATGACCCAGTCGGCACTAGATCAGTACGCACTGGCAAACGGTTATGGTAAAACAACGTCTGCCATGACCGAGCAGGAGAAAGTAGCTCTCCGTCTGGCTTTTGTGCAGAAACAGTTATCGGCTGCATCTGGTGATTTCATTCGAACATCTGACTCATGGGCGAATCAGGTGCGAGTGATGCAACTGCAGTTGCAGTCATTAAAAGCAACAGTCGGCCAGGGATTGATTAATATTTTCACGCCTGTTCTGAAAGTAATCAATATTCTGCTCGGTAAACTGGCAACTCTGGCAAATGCCTTCAAGTCATTTACGGAGCTTATTACTGGCAAGAAATCATCAGGTCAGACAGGTGGAAGCGGCGCAGGGCTTGCCGGAGCGGATGCAATTGCAGATACGGCAGATCAGTATGGACAGGCAGCCGATAATGCAGAGAAACTGGCAGATGCCACGAACGACAATGCGAAAGCTACAAAAAAAGCGAATAAGGAAACAAAAAACTATCTTTCATCGCTTGATGAAGTGCACAAGGTTAGTTCTACAGGGAGTACATCTTCAACGCCATCCGGTTCTGGAACCGGCGGAACTGGTTCTGGGGGCGGCGGATTGCCGGGTTCGGTTGACAGTGTAAATTATGGCAAACTCGCAGAGGGAGAAAATGCGCTGGACAAAATCAGTGATTCTGCCAAGAAACTAGCCGACCTTCTTAAAAAACTCTGGAAGCCATTCCAGGACGCATGGAAAAAAGAGGGCAAGAATACTATTAATGCGGCAAAAACCGCACTTGATGGACTCAAAAAGCTCGTTGTAAGTGTAGGTAAAAGCCTTGTAGAGGTCTGGACAAATGGCACAGGCACAACGATGTTAGAAACCATGCTGAGGATTGCTCAGAATGTGCTTAAAACTATCGGTAATATTGCATCTGGTTTCGCAGATGCATGGAACAAAAACAGTGTTGGAACGCAGATCATCCAGAACATTGCAGATGCCCTTGTGGTAGTTATGCAGTTTGTTGAAAAAATCGCAGAGGATACAGCAACATGGGCGGCGAACCTTAATTTCTATCCTCTACTGGAATCTATCAGTAATCTAACAAGTACGTTTGCGCCAATTCTGGAATCTATCGGAAATGTTCTTGAATGGATTTATAACAATATTGTTCTTCCAATGCTGAAATGGCTGATTGAAACGGGAATTCCAATAGTGATCAACCTAGTGTCTGATTTGGCAAGATTTTTCGCAGACCATCAGTCAATTATTGAGGCATTCGGCGCAGCTCTGATCGGAGCATTTGCGGCAGCGAAGATTGCAGGCTTAGCTTCGAGAATCGCAGGAAGTATAACGACAGTAGCAAGTTTCATTAAGGGTCTTATTGCACTCATGACCGGCTCTGGCGGCATTATTGGTGGAATCAAAGCCATTGCGACAGCTGTCGGGCCGGGTGGAATTTTTATAGCAGCAGTAACGGCTTGCATTGCGATTGGTGTTTTGCTGTACAAAAATTGGGACAAAATAAAAGAAGTTGCAGGTGCGGTATGGAGTTGGATTAAAGACAAAACCATAGCTTTCGTCGATGGAATAAAATCCAAACTTAGTGATTTGGCAGAAAAGATTGTTTCTATTTGGAATGGTATCAAATCAAGTGCAAAAGAAAAGTGGAGCGCTATATGGTCCACTATAAAAGAAGTTGTAAAGAGGATAGTTGATGGAATCGTTGATAAATTCAAAAGTGCAAGAGACAAGGTTATTGATACGTTCGAGGGTATTAAAAACAAAGTTAAAGAGATATTCAATAAAGTTATCGGTATCGTAAATGGCGCAATCGGTACGGTGAACGGCGCGATCAGTGGAATTGAATCTGCAATGTCATTTGGTCCGTGGGAAGTGCCTACACCATTCGGCTCTAAGACGATCGGATTTAGCGCAAGCTTTCCAAGAGTACCGACTATTCCATATCTGGCAAAAGGTGCAGTTATTCCACCAAGAAGCGAATTTCTGGCTGTCCTGGGCGACCAGAAACAGGGCAATAACATTGAAACACCAGAAGCGCTGCTCAGAAAGATTTTCCGGGAAGAAACTGCAGGACGGCAGACAGGTGGCGGCGATTATCGTTTTATTGCTCAGATTAATCGCAGAACAATCTTTGATGAAATTATTGATGAAGCAAAATTAAGACGCAGCACAAGTGGAAGAAATCCGTTTGAACTGGCATAGGAGGTGGAAGAATGGCAACTATCCCAAAAAGTATAACAGAGCGATACAAGATGAATGGGGCTTCCATCTATCAGCCAGATAAAGATATGGGTTACAACCTTGAAACAACTTATTCAGAAGGTAGTAACCGTACGCAGTTTGGAAAAGCATTACTGACTCCACTATTTACAGTTGAACAATATAGCTATGAAGCATCAAACGTTCCAGTTGTAGAAGCAAACAAAATTCTCAAAATTATCGCAAAAGGAAAAACTTTCAATTTGTATCATTGGTCACTTTATCACATGGCATGGAGAACCGACCCATTTTATGTTGGAAAAGCAAGCCTAACTATTGGAGAAATATCTCCAGACTTAAAATTTGTATCAAAAATATCTTTTAACATGCAGGGGGTGAATCCACTTGATTAATGTATCTGATGCGTTCAAACAAAAACTACAGGACGGAGAAAGAGTCTGGCAGGAAGTGGAAATCACCTTTCCTGACGGAACTGTAAAAACAGTCAAAAATGAAATCATGGGCGAAAACTGCACTTTTTCCGATTGTGCAGAAAGTAGCAGCTTTCCGATTGGCTGCGTTGTTTGTAAATCCATGACATTGGAGTTGGACAACACTTCCGATCAGTGGAAAAACTATAATTTCTACATGGCAAAAGTTCATGCGTATCTTAAAATGCAGACCTCTGTAGCAAGTTCGGCTGCAACAGATGAATTGCTGGATGAAAACTATGACCCAATTCTTGACCAGAGTGGCGGTGCGATTCTGGCAACAAAAGCAGCGACAGAAGACAGAGTCGAAACCATTGATAAAGGTATTTATACAATTACGACACCAGAACAATATGGCGAAATCCTTAGTTTTACCGCTTTGGACGATATGTATAAAACGAACGCAACTTATATATCTCATCTGGTTCTGCCACAGTCAATAGAGACTCTTGTTAGAGATGCGTGTGAGACTCTTGGTATTCCGTCAGAAGTCTCCATGGCTCATGGAAATCTGATCGTGTCAGAGATTCCGGAAAACATGACGTTTCGTCAGTTGTTCGGATGGGCAGCAATGCTTGAGACTGCGAACGCTCGCCTGGACAGCAGAGGATACTTGCGATTTATCAGATGGGATTTTTCCAATGTACAAGAAGATTACAACGCAGTAGTGGACGCTGATGGAAATGTAACATTTAAAGGCGGCGCAAGTATTGACTCAGAAAGTTTTATCAGTCCGACAGGGAACTGGACAATTGATAGTGATGGATTCTTGACACTGATCGAATCAGCAGCTGACACATCCGAAAAGCTCAAAGACTTTTTTACAAGTCCAACCGTTTCTAGTGATGATATTGTGATTACTGGAATCAAGCTAAAAAATAGAGAAAATGAAGCCATGTACGGAAGCACAGGATATGTTCTTGAATTGGAGAACGACCTTGTTGCGGATTCGGACTTGGACACGGTAGCTGCTCAAATTGGCGATTCCATAATTGGAGCTAAATTCCGTAACATGTCGGGAGAACTTGTATATAACCCACTCATTGAGTTTGGAGATATGGCATATACTTATGATCGCAAATGGAACAGATATATAACTCCGCTGACGGACGTTTCTTGTTCCGTTAATGGAAAGACTACTGTAAAAACTCAAGCCGACGACCCTATCAGAGGGCAGAGCAAGTTCCAGTCAGAATCCACTAAGGCAATCGTAGAGGCAAGACGACTTGTTAAAAAAGAACAATCAGCTAGAGAAAAAGCAGTAAAGAAATTAGAAGAAACCTTAAAAAATTCTTCTGGATTATATGAAACATCAGTCGCACAGGAAGATGGCAGTACTATTACATATCTGCATGACAAGCCTACACTTGCAGAATCAAAAAATGTAATTAAATTCACAGCAGAAGCCATTGGCGTATCCAATGATGGTGGCAAAACGTACCCTTACGGTTTTTTTCTAACAGGCGATTTGATAGCAAAAATTCTGTACGCACATGGTATCAATGCTGATTATATCGACACAGGCGCGCTGATTGTTAGAGATAGCGACGGAAATATCATCTTCCAAGTTGATATGGACACAAAGAAAGTAATTATCAGCGGAGATAATGTTGTAATTGGTGATAGTTCTTTGCCGGATAAACTGACAAAAATGGACAGCAATATTGCATCTGCCAAGAATATGACATTCCAGCTGTCAAACGATATGCAGACAATCACATCTGACGCAGACGGAAACATTCCGATATTTCCAACAGTGGAAACTACAGCAAAAGTTATGTATGGCTCAAATGATATCACAAATGATTGCAGCTATACCATTACAAAATCAGACAGTGTAACCGGCTCTTGGGATGTAGATACGCATACTTACACTGTCACAGGCTTGAGTGCAGACAATGGATGGGTGGATATTAAGGCAACGTACCTGATTAATCTTTCTATAACGAAGAGATTTACGATTTCCAAGCAGAAAAAGGGCGAAGATGGAAAAGATGGTGAACCTGGTAGAACATACATGGTTGAGCCATCATGTAACGTCTTGAAACGTGGCTCTGACAAGACAATTAGTCCAAACTTTATAACATTTAAAGCGTATTATCGTGACGGAAAGTCAGCTACTAGAGTGCCTTATAAAGGCAGATTCGTTGTTGAAGAGACTGCTGACGGAAACACTTGGAATACCATTTATACTAGTTCAACCGATGAGGATACCGTGACACACTATTTGTATTCTATTTTGACAAATGGATCTGGTCAGACAGTAGCAAGTTCTAATGGTTCAACTGTCGGTATTCCGAGAGATGTGACAAATGTTAGATGTAAATTATATGCGTCCGGTGGAACTACAACATTGATGGATATGCAGAGTGTTGCGGTAGTAATTGATGTGGACAATCTGACACAATCGCAAATCGTAGAAACACTATCAAATGATGGTGCATGGAAAGGCCTGTACTACAAGAATGGTCAACTGTATATCAGCTTCAGTGCAGCGCTTGGCGGTGAATTGACATTGGGCGGTGTAAATAATGGCAATGGAAAATTAGTTATTAGAGATTCAGCCGGTAATCAAGTTGGATATATTGACAACACAGGAGTGAATTTTACAAAAGGAACGTTTTCCGGCAGTTTGAATTCAGCAAAAGGAACTTTTACTGGTGAATTAAGTGCTAACACTGGAAATATTGCCGGGTGGGTTCTAGATAGTGAGACAGGACAATTAAAGTCTCCTAACGGCATTATAATACTGGACGCAGAAAATGAAGAAATAAGCATTAATGGGGTCACCTTGAGTGCTTATGGAAATGGTCTTGTTGCCGATGGGGGCTTTAACATAATTTGCGGAACAGAACCTTTTTCCGATGGAACGGATAAATTTCAGATTTTCAATTTAGACACAATTTCATCTGGAAATTATTTAAGGATTTACAACAATCTAGTATACATGAGTTCATCTTCCTCCAAACGCTACAAAATCCTCGGAGATTCGTTGCCAGAAGAATTTATTGAGAATCTGTACAACATCGAACCGATAATGGCACGGTATAAAGAAGGCTACCTTGCAAAAGGAGATGAACGCGCAGACGCAGAATTTCCAATGTTCATAGCAGAAGATGTGGATATGTATTTTCCTCTGGCAGTTGACCACATAGACGGCAAAGCTGAGAACTGGAACGAACGTATCATGATACCTGCTATGTTTGCAATGATAAAAAGCCAGAAAGAACAGCTTGACCGACAGGAGAAACTAATTAATCAGCTCTATGAAAAGTTCAATATAGAAAAGGAGAATTAATATGGCAAAATTTAATGAATATCCCGTAAAAACAACACCAAAAGATGCAGATAAATTTATGCTTTACAGTGCAGAGGATGCGGCAAACAAGCTGATTGATTATGATAAGCTTGCTGATGCGGTACTCAACAAATTGACATCAAAGACCTTTGGCCTCGATGCTGGAACGATGACTTTACCGGCTGCGCTTAACCAATTAAATAGTAACCCAAATTTAATGAATCTAGATAATAACATAGAAAACTTTATTAACGCATCTCAAAAGCCACGTGCTTACTTTGTATGGGGAACTATCGGAGGACTCTTTGGCGGTTGGGCTTGGGGAATATTAATGTGTTCTGGTAGTATTAGAGTTGCCAATTTTATAGGAATAAATAACGCTTCAAATTCAATAGCCGCAGCAACTTATAAGAAAAAACTTGGACTAAAATATCTATTATCGGATAATAAAATTAAATATAGAATGAATTATGAAATGGAGGTACATAAATGTCAGTAA